GGTAATTGGAACCGATCTATATCACTAGCTACTAATATAAATTATTGATTAAAACCATATGAAATAGATAAGGAAACCTTATGACAAGCCCAAAAAACCAGCTAAAAGCCCAGACCTGGCCCGCCGAGCAGATCGTCAAGCGCCAAGTCGCTGATCTTACACCCTACGCCCGTAACAGCCGCCAGCATAGCCATGCGCAGATTGCCCAGATCGCTGCAAGCATCAAGGAGTGGGGCTGGACCCAGCCGATCATCATTGACGAGGACGGCGGCATCCTGGCCGGCCATGGCCGTCTGCTGGCGGCCCAGCATCTCGGCCTGGAGGAGGTTCCCTGCGTAATCGCTACCGGCTGGAGCGAGGCCAAGCGCCGGGCCTATGTCATTGCGGACAACCGGCTGGCGGAGTTGGCGCAGTGGGACCAGGCCATGCTGGCCACTGAACTCCAGGACCTGGCCTCGCTGGATTATGACCTGGCGCTGATTGGCTTCGATGGTGAAGAGTTGGCGCGGATGTTGGATGGCGATGGCGAAGAAGGCGAAGAACCACCGCCAGCTGATGCCGGCGGCATTGACTACCAGGAGAAATACGCCGTCCTGGTCGATTGCGCCTCCGAGGCCGAACAGGCGGAAACCTTCGAGCGTCTGCAGGGCCTGGGCTATACCTGCAAGGTCCTGGTGAACTGATGCGCGTCTCCGTCCGTAACCGCTGCTCTGATTTCAACAGCTACCGCGCCGCGCGGGTTAAAAGCCTGTTCAACTGCGAGACCGGCGCCGACTTCAGCCTTGACGCCGAGCTGCCCGTGGATGATCCCGATTGGCGCATTGGCGTCATTGTCGGCCCATCCGGCTCCGGCAAGACCTCCATCGGCCGCAACCTCTGGCCCGATGTCGGCATCTATGACGGCGGTGCCGGCTGGCCTACGGACGCCCCCATCGTGGACGCCATTGCCGCCGAGGGTAAGTTTGACGACGTGACCGGCGCCCTCTCCGCGGTGGGCCTGGGCAGCGTCCCCACCTGGTTGCGCCCCTATCACGCCCTGTCCAATGGCGAGCGCTTCCGCGCCGGCCTGGCCCGCGTCATTGCCGAGGGCGCCCGGCGGGTCATCATTGACGAGTTTACGTCTGTGGTGGATCGGCAGATTGCCCAGATTGGCGCCGGGGCCTTTAGCAAGGCCTGGAAGCGCACCGGCGGTCAGGCCATCCTGCTGTCCTGTCATTACGACATCCTTGATTGGCTGGAGCCTGATTGGGTCTTTGATACCCGGACCGGCGATCTGGCCCGGGGGTGCCTTTGGCGACGCCCACGCCTTGAGCTTGAGATTTTCCAGACGGATGGCGCGTACTGGCCAGCTTTTGAACCGCATCACTATCTGAAACTGCCGCGCATGGTGGCCGCCAAGTATTACGTCGGGTTTGTGGACGGCGAGGCCGTGTGCCACATGGCCGTAAGTCCGTGGCTTCAATCGGATGGAATGAGGGCCTGCCGCATGGTGGTGATGCCAGAATGGCAAGGCGCTGGGGTCGGAATGCGCTTTTTGAACGAGGTCTGCCGGCTGCAATTCACTGAGGCCAACAAGTTCCACGACCGCACTCGCGCCGTCTATTTTCACACGAGCCACCCCGGCTTATGTGCCGCCCTGCGCCGCGACAAAAAGTGGAGGCAAATTGCGCAAATGATGGGTGGTGTCCATAAAGGTAAATCCGGCGCGTCAATAGCGAAAAGCCTCGGCGGGGGCGGAATAGGCTACGGCGGCCACCAACGCGCCGTGCAGGGCTTCAAAATGCCGCGCGCCCTGGCGGAGGTCTAGCCCATGCGCCTGCTCCTGGCCGGTCAAAAATGGTTTGGCGCCGAGGTGTGCCGCGCCCTATGCGCCTTGCCAGGGATCGAGGTCGCCGCGATTTCCGCCCCGGCCGGGGACCGCCTGGCGGCCCAAGCGGAGCTGCGGGGTATCCGCCTGATCACGGCCGGGACACTAAGCGCCGCCACCATGCCGGCCGGGATCGACCTGATTGTCGCCGCCCATGCCCATGACTTCATCGGCGAGCGGACCCGCCTCCAGGCCAGGTATGGCGGCATCGGCTATCACCCCTCCCTGTTACCCCTGCACCGCGGCCGCGACGCCGTGCGCTGGGCCATCCGCATGCGTGAGCGCGTGACCGGCGGGACCGTTTACCGCCTCTCCAACCGCATGGACGGCGGCCATATCCTGGCCCAGCGTCATGTCTTCATCCGGCCTGACGATACCGCCGAGGAACTGTGGCGCCGTGACCTGGCGCCCCTTGGCATTGAATTATTGACCGCCACCGTCGCGCAAATTGCGCGGGAGGGTTACGTGCACGGCCAAGCGCAAGATGAAAGCCTCGCCACCTGGGAGCCGTCCATTGACCGCCCGCCGGCCTTTCGCCCTGATCTGTTGCTCCTGCCCGGGCCAGAGCATACCGGCGGCGATGCCATCCTGGAGGACCTGATTGCCTCCGCCGGGCGCGGACTGTGGTCACGGGAACGGGTCTCCGCCGACTAAACCCTGATGGAGGCCCACGCCCCCGAAGTCATCCCCGAGATCCGCCCCGGCCGGGGTGGCGCGCGCCCGGGTGCGGGGCGGAAACCAAAATCACCGGATGCCACCGACCCCTACAGCATCCTGGCCAAGGCCAAGGCCAAGAGCGAGAGCTACAAGGCCGAGTTGATGCAGTTGGAATACCGCCAGCGGGTGGGCGAGCTGATCCCCAAGGACGAAGTGGCGGCGGCCTGGGCGGAGAACGTCGCCATCGCCAAGGGGCGGCTGCTGTCCCTGCCGTCGCGGGTGTCCGGCGAGGTGCTGCGCCTCAAGACCCAGCGGGAGGTCGAGGAGCTGATCAAGGCCGCGATCGTCACGATTCTGGAGGAGCTGGCCGGTGGCCAAGCCGCTTGAGGAACCGGGCTATCTGAGCGGTGGCCATGCCGCCCTGGGCGAGCTGTGGCGCGACAGTTGGCGCCCCGCCTGGCGCCCGCCGCCGCGCCTGTCGGTGTCGGAATGGGCCGGGCGCTATCGCTACCTCAGCCCCGAGGCCTCGGCCGAGCCGGGGCTGTGGAACAACGCCCGGGCGCCGCACCTGGTGGCCCCCATGGACCGCCTCAGCCCGACCTCGCCCACCGAGCGAGTGGTGCTGAAATTTTCCAGCCAAAGCGGCAAGTCCGAGGCCCTGCTGTGCTTCATCGGCTTCGTCGTCGATCTGGACCCCGGCCCCATCCTGGCCATCCAGCCCAACGTGACGCCGATGGGCGAGGCGTTTTCCAAGGACCGCATCAAGCCCATGCTGCGCGATTCGCCCACCCTGGCGGCCAAGATCGGCGGCCCCAAGGGGCGCACATCGGCGCAGACCATCTTGCACACCTCCTTCCCGGCCGGCCATCTGACCATCGCCGGCGCTAACTCCCCGGCCGGCCTGGCCTCGCGCCCGATCCGTTATTTGTTGTGTGACGAATTGGACCGCTGGGAAATCACCAAGGAGGGCGACCCGCTCTTGCTGGCCCGCAAGCGCCTGCAAACCTTCCGCGCCCGGCGCACCGCCAAGGAGTTGATCGTCTCCAGCCCCACTTACGACGACCTGGGCATCTGCGCCGAATATGACCGCTGCGGGCAACGCTGGGAATGGCACCTGGCCTGCCTGCACTGCGGCGCCCGCCAGTTCCCGCGCTTGGCGCACTTTCATCATGATGGCGATCCCCGGGGGCTGCGCTACGTGTGCGCCACCTGCGGCGCTGAACATCCCTTGGTGGAGGCCGATGCGGTCAAGGCCACCGGCGCCTGGGTGTGCGTGCAGGATGGCCCAGAAGATAGCGTGGGCTATTGGTTCAATCAGTGGGCCTCGCCGTTTGCGAGGTGGGACGATACCCTGCAAGAGTGGCTCGACGCCGGCACCGATCCGGCGCGCCGCCAGGCGGTGACCAATACCGTGTTCGCCGAACCCTGGGAGGGGGAGGGGGAGAAGATCGAGCCCTCCCTGCTCAGTCAACGGGCCGAGGACTGGGGCGAGACCCTGCCCAATGACATCATCGCTATCACCATGGGCTGTGACGTGCAAGGCGACCGCCTGGAGGTGGAGACGGTCGGCTGGGGACCCGGCTGGGAGTCCTGGTCACTGGCCTATGACGTGCTGCCCGGCGAGCCCACCGCCGCCGAGGTGTGGGAGGACCTGCTGACCCTCTACCGCCAGACCTGGACGCGGGCCGATGGGCAGACTTTGCGCCCCATGGTGCTGTGCGTGGACTCGGGTGCCTATACCCAGCATGTGTACCAGTTTGTGAAGGGCGCCCGCGACAAGGGCATCGTCCCGATCAAGGGCATCGCCGGCATGGAGCGCGAGCCTCTGGCCGGGGATCGCCGCGCCCGGCTCAAGCGCATGGCCAGTCGGCTGCGCGAGGGGCGCCCGGCCGAGTTGCTGGGGGTGGATAACCTCAAGCGGACGGTGTTTGCCTACCTGTCCGCTCAGCCGGGGGCGGTGGGTTATTGCCACTTCCCGACCGGGCGCAGTGAGGAGTATTACGCCCAGTTGACCGGCGAGCGGCTGATGGTGGTGGCCCATCGCGGGCGCCGACCGGAGCGACGCTGGGTGCCGATCCATCCCGCGGTCGAGGCCCTCGATGCCCGCGTTTATTCATTGGCCGCCTGCCACCTGGCCGGGTTGGAGCTGCATCCCGCCAAGCCGGCCCCGGGTGCGGAGGGCAAGCCGGTGGCCGCCGCGGGCATGCCGGCGGGCAAGATGGGTGGCGCCAATGCTGCCCAGGCCGTTACCGCCACGGCGCCGCTCAGCTCGCCCTACACGCGCCCCGCCGGCCGCACCGCGGTCAAGCGCCGCGCCTCAACATGGCTTTAAGAGTAAATATGAAAATAATTGTAGAAGCAAATTCAATTAAAGAATTGCAATATTTGCTAAAAGAATTAGTAAATTTAGAAAATAATACTGAACTAAACAATAATAATATAAACGAATCACTAGATTCATTAGATTTATCAATGCGCGCAATAAATGCACTGAGAATGTTGGGAGTAAAAACAATTAGCGAATTATGCAATATAAGATATATTGAATTACTTAAACTTGAAGGCGTTGGAAAAATTACATTTAACGAAATAAGAACAAAATTGCAACTAAAAGGGTTGCGCATGTTAGATTAATTAATTTAATATGGCCCACGACCCCCTCAGCGATCTGCTGGCCCTGCTGGTGCGCCATGGCCTGGACCCGGAGCTATGCGCCAAACTGATCAGCCAGGTCCGGCGCCGCTGGGGTGGGGGCGCGGTCTATATCCGGGCCGTGGACCGCGAGGCCCGCGAGGCGGTGATCCGGGATGGGCTGGAGGCGGGGGAGCCGGTGCGGGAGATCGCCAAGCGGGCGGAGGTGCATCCGGCGACGGTGCGGCGGCGGCGGTCGGAGTGGTTGTGAGGGGGTGGCCGTCCCTGGCCAGCCGGCCTAGCCTTCCCGCGGATCAAAGGCCGCGATCAGCTCGGCATGGGCTTGGAGCGCCATGTTATGGCGCTGGGCATCCAGGGGCGCCATGATCAGGCAAGCCAGCCAGATGGCGCCGACGACGAAGACGATGGGGGAGTAGAGGTGCAGGTAGAGCGGCTCCAGCCGCGTCCACCAGGCCAGCAAAGCCAGACAGAAGGCGGTGAGGATGCCGCCCACCGCCGGGCGGACGTAGCAATAGCCCAGGGGGCCAAAGACGGCGGCGATGAGCAAGGCCCAGCCGGCATGCAGGCGGTGGGCCTCGACGTATTTCTTGATGCGGATCTGGCGGTTCATGATGAGGGCTCCTCGGTGGTGATAGGGGCGGTTGGCGGGTTGGCGGTGTCCCGCGGGCCTACCTTGCGATACTTCTTCCCGCGGGCATAGGCATCCGCCTGACGGCAGCGGTTGCTACAGAATTTGGCCCGCGGATCTTTGGCCGTGAAGGCCTTACCGCAATGGGCGCAGACCACCGGGCGGTCTTGGCGGAGGGCGGCAAGGGCGGCGCCGGGGGAGGTCATGCTGTCACCTTGGCCGGGACCAGCCGCAGCCGCCCGTCATCCGTGCTGACGATGCGGGCCGAGTCAGGATCTGGACCCTCGCCGTAGCCACCGCCGCAAGTGCAGCCCGTGACGCCGCATAGCGCCTTGGACAGCCTGGCGGCTTGGCCTTCCGTGAGGATGAAACCTTCGGCGGGGCCGATAAGGTCAACGGCATAGCCGCCGTGGAAGTTGCTGCCTGACAGATGGTGTTTCATGTTTGCTCTCCGATTGCTGGCCATCCGTGGCCGTGGTTGTGGTTAGATGGTTTATGGTTTGTAGTTGCAAAGATTGAATGCCCATTCTGCTTCGGCTTTTGTGATTCGATTGGGTTTTGGGCGAGCATAGAATTCGTCAGCAGACACGACACAAGACTTGCTGATCTCTTTGCCAGACAGGTTGACAATGACGATGCGCACTGTCTTTTCGTCTCCAGATACCCAGTACCACGGCCTAGCCGCCATGTACTGCTCGCCATGACATCGCGCGCCGTATGGCCAGGCTTCTTGCATAGCCTGGTGTTCTCCATAAGCCCGGAAAATCTGCTCTAAGCTGCTGCCTTTTTCTCCGCAAACTGGTGTTGTGTTCATCTGTCTCTCCGGTAATGGCCATCCGTGGCCGTGGTGGGTGGTTATAGGGCTTTCAAGGCCGCGGCTGTTTTTGGATTATGAGCCAGGTAGCGAGCGCGTTCCTTGTCGTCAGCCTCAGCCAGGTAGCGCGCGATGGTGACTAGCTCGTGATCCAGGTTTGCCAGTCTGGTGTAGAGGTTGATGGCGTCGGTCTTGGTCATGTCGTCTCTCCGGTGGGTTTGTTGCCTTGCTTGATTGTTATTATACACTATATCGCTATTGTGTCAAGCATGGTATGCAACTTTTTTTGCATAGGGAGGAAAAAACCCGCCGAGGCGGGTTTCTCTTGGGCCTCACTCGGCCGCGGCGATGACTTCGCGAAAGGTCCAGACTCGGCCCGTGCCGTTATCGTCCACCTGGTAGCCCGTTTCGCCGGTCGCCCAAGGCAGGTCGCCAGTCCCAGGGATCAGGGTAATGCCGATGAGGTTGATGCCTTTCTTGGCCAGGGCGCGCAAGGTCTTGGCGGCGAAGTGGCGGCGGATGATTTGAGAAGTAGCCATTGAGAAGTCCTCCTAAGGAAAAGGGTGGTTGATTGCCTTGCTTGAGTATTATTCTACACGATAGCGTTATGGTGTCAAGCCCATAAGCCAAAAATTTTTACCTTAACCGCACATTCCACCTAACCCGCGCAAACTGATGTAGTTTTGCGCGTAGGACTTGGCCATTCTAGCCTCAGAGATCTCTCTGAGCCGGAGCCAGATGGCCTTCTCCGCCGATCAACTTGCCGCCCTGGAATCTGCCGCCGCGTCCGGTCATTTGACCGTGCAGCTCGGTGACCGGCGGATTCAGTACCAGTCGCTCGGCGATCTGTTGCGGGCCATTGAAGTCGCCAAGCGCGACGTGCAAACGGCCGCCGGGGCCGGGTTGCCGCGGCGTCACTACCTGGCCTTCAGCCGTGGCGATTAAGCCCGCCCCTGCCGGCTGGCGCGCCCTGGCCACCCAGGCCAGCGGCCGGGTTGCCAATGCCATGCGGGCCTTGCGCTCACCCGCGGCGCCCGCCCTGCCGTCCCGGCCGCAAGCCCGCTATGAATCCGCCGGGGCGACCCGCCGCAACAAGTATTGGGATACCCGCGCCACCGACGCCAATGCCGAGATTGGCACCAGCCTCCCCAAGACCCGCGACCGCACCCGCGCCCTGGGGCGCGATAACCCCTGGGCCAAGCGGGCCGTGCAGGCCATCGTGGTTAACACCGTGGGCGATGGCATCCGCGCCCAATGGGCCGATCCCGCCGTCCAGCAGGCCTGGGACCGGTGGTTCGGTTCCAGCCAGATGGATGCCGGCGGCCTCCTGGATGGCTATGCCTTCACCGCCCTCGCCTTGCGCACCACCATTGAGGGCGGCGAGGTGCTGGTACGCAAGCGTCCGCGGCGCCCAGGGGATGGCCTGGAGATCCCGCTCCAGGTGCAGATGCTGGAAGGGGATCAACTAGACCTGGGCAAGTCCGAACTGCTCAGCACGGGCGGGCGCATCATCCAGGGCGTGGAGTTTGACGCCATCGGCCGCCGCAGTCGGCTGTGGATCATCCCCGAGCATCCCGGCGGGCTCATGCCGGGTCAATTGCCCAGCGACAGCCGCCCCTATCCGGCCACGGATTTCGTACACCTGTTCAAGCTCGATCGCCCCAACCAGGTGCGCGGCATGCCCTGGGGCGCGGGCTCGGTACACCGCTTGCGCCTGTTGGACGATTACGCCGAGGCGCAGATGGAGCGCATGCGCCAGGCGGCCTGCTTCATGGCCTTCCGGCGCCTGCCGGACAACGGCCTGCTGGAGGTGACGGCCGAGGCGGAAGAGGCCGGCGCCAGTAGCGGCTATGACCGCCTGGAGCCCGGCGCCATCGAAGACCTGCCGCCGGGCTGGGATATCGAATTCGCCCAGCCGCCCGGCCCCGAGGACGATTCCGCGTTTAACGCCATCCGCCTGCGCGAGGTGGCCGCTGATTACGGCATCCCCTACGAGGTCCTTACCGGCGATTTGAGCCAGGTGAATTTCAGTTCGGCGCGCATGGGCTTCAACGAGTTCGCGCGCAACATCGATGTGTGGCGCTGGCAACTCCTGGTGCCGCGCCTGCTCGATCCCCTGGTGGTCTGGTTCCGCGAGGCCGCCGCCCTGGTCGGGCTCAACGTCCGCCAGGAACGCCCGCTGTGGACCGCCCCCGCCCGGGTGATGGTGGACAGTACCCGTGAGGTGCCGGCCCTGATCAAGGCCGTGCGCGCCGGGCTGATGTCCATGCCCCAGGCCATCCGCCAGCAGGGTTACGACCCCGACGTGTTACTGGCCGAGGAGGCCGCCTGGCGCGCCAAGACCGCCGCCGCCGGCGTCTTGCTGGATACCGACCCCGGCGCCGATCTCGGGCGCGACCCCGAGAGCCCGGATGATTCCGACGATTCTGACGACAGCGACGGGCCGGATGACCGCGCCGCCGCCGAGGACGCTACCGATGACGACTCAGACAACCCTTGACCTGGACGGCATCATCGGCTGGGACGTGACCGCGGGCGAGGTCCGCGCCGCCCTGGCCAGCGCCGTCAGCCCCGTGACCTTGCGCATCAACTCCCCCGGCGGCGACGTGCATGAGGGCGTGGCCATTGCCAACGCCTTGCGCCAATACCGGCGCGAGGGTGGCGAGGTGCGCGGCGTCATCACCGGCCTGGCCGCCAGCATGGCCTCCTACATCGCCATGTTTGCCGACCGGCTGGAGGTGGAAGACAACGCCATCCTGATGGTCCACAACCCCTGGTCGCTGGCCATGGGGGATTACCGCGTCATGGAGAAGGCCGCCGGCCTGCTGGGCTCGCTGCGCGCCCTCCTGGCCCGCGCCTATGCCGGCAAGAGCGGCCAGGGCGATGCCAGCATCCTGGCCGACATGGACGAAGAATCCTGGTACTTCGGCGAGGAGATCGTCACGGCCGGCTATGCCGACGCCCTGATCCCCGCCGGTGATGGCCCGGAAAGTCAGTCGGAGGCCATGGCCCTGGCCCAGTCCTCCTTCAACGCCATGCGCGCCAAGCTCAAGGAGCGCGAGGCCGACAGCGGTTATCTCGACCGCGTGGCTGCCCTCCTGCCCGCGCTATCCAACCCCGCGGCTGCCGCCGCCCTGAACCCGGAGTCGCCTATGTCGGCCCATCCACGGGCGGAGGCCGAGCCATCCGTCAGTTTGCCTTCGACCGAGACCGCTGAGGATCCACGGGCTGATCAGCCCGGTGCCATTGAACTCGTACCGGAGGCGGTCGCGCAGGCCGCCCCGGGTGAGGGTGACGGCGCCCCGCCGGACCCCAGCGACCTGGAAGCCATCCGCCAACAGGCCATCGCCGCGGAGCGTGAGCGGGTCGCCGCCATCACCGAACTCTGCGCCAGCGTCAAGCAGTCCGCGCTGGCCGCGGGCTACATCGTCGCCGGGCTCAGTCTGGAACAGACCCACGCCGAGCTGCTCAAGGTCTGGGCGGCCAGTGCCGGACCCGAGATCCAGGCGAATGTCAGCCACTCCCCTTCCGTCATTGACGCGGCAGCCCTGCAACGTCAGCTCTTTCAACAAGTCGCTAAAGGTATCTCCAAATGACGACCTACGCAGAACCGGGCAGGGCGCTTGACTTCCTGCTCTCCGAGGCCCCCGGCACCCTGAGCCGCGATACCGTCACCCTGGCCTCGGGCCATGGCACCCTGGCCGCCGGCATGGTGCTGGCCGCGCAAGGCGATGGCAAGTATGCCCCCTTCGATCAGGACGCCTCCTCCTCGGATGGCCCGGTCACCGCCTCCTGCATCCTGTGCTACGAGGCCGACACCACCGCCGAGGTGAGCGCCACGGTCATCAGCCGCCTGGCCGAGGTGGATGGCAATCTCCTGGCCTGGTCCACCAACAACGACGCCGGGGATAAAGCCTTCGGCATCGCGGAACTGGCGACCCAGTTCATCATCGTGCGCTGAGCGCCGGGAGCACTCTAACCATGAACAACTACGCCGATTTCTTCACCCGTGAAGAGTTGTTGGTCGCCGTGCAAAAGGCGCCCTATATCCCCGGCCAGCTCGGGGGCCTGGGCCTGTTTGAGACCCGCGGCCTGACCTCGACCACCCTGGCGGTGGAGGTGGCCCCGGACAACGACGTGACGGTGGCCACCGCCGTGCCCCGTGGCACGCCCCCAGCGCCGCTCAACCTGGAAAAGCGCGCGGTCTATACCTTCCCGGTCAGTACCTACAACAAGCAGATCGCCGTGCTGGCCGATGAGGTCCTCAACGTCCGCGCCATGGGCACCCGTGGCGCCGCCGAGGTGGTGACCACCCGCCGCGACGAGGCGGTGGCCAAGCTGCGCCGCTGGGTGGACCAGCAGCTCGAGCATCTGCGCGTGGCCTGCGTCAACGCCCCGGACAACGCCATCGGCTCCCGGCCGGCGGATCAGGTCATCGCCTTCGCCAACAACGACGCCGGCATGCGCAGCGTGGTCTACGACAAGATCATCCTGCCGATGGAGACCGCCCTGGGCGGCACGCCCTACAGCGGCCTGCTGGCGATCTGTGACGACGTGTTCTGGAAGGCCTTTATCGCCTCCAAGTCGGTGTCCGATACCTACCTGAACTGGGCCGCCGCGGTGGAACTGCGCAACCAGGTCCCCGAAAACGGCTTCAGCTATGGCGGCGTCACCTGGATGCGCTACCGCGGCGCCGGGACCACCGACATCAGCTCCGGCTACGCCAAGGTGGTGCCTCTGGGGGTGGATGGCATGTTTATCCAGGCCTTCGCCCCCGACGACACCATCAGCTCGGTCGGCGCCGGGGCCATGGGCGTGCCTTACTACCTCAACGCCTGGGACCTGGACGACGACAAGGGCTGGCGCCTGACCGTGCAGAGCCACCCGGTCATGGTCTGCACCCGCCCCGAGGCGGTGCTGTCCATCGACCTGTCCTGACCCTAACCCGCGGGCGTGACCATGCCGAGGACCCCCTCGGGATGGTCCGCCCGCCGGCCGGGGACCTTGCGGCCGCCCGGCCCTGATTTCCCTTCTCGCCGCCCGGAGCCCTGAGCCATGACCACCAACCCCACCGTGACCGGCGCCTGGACCCTGCTCGTCAACGCGGGCGACGAGTTCCTGCTGACCCTGCCCCAGGTCAGCCAGATCCTCTATGTCGCCATCGGCGGCGGCCATAGCTCCAGCGACGAATCGAGCAGCGAGACCGACAGCGACTGGGAACTGGACGCCCCCGCCGCCGGCCTGCTGGGCCACAGCCTGACCCCCGGCGCCGATGGCCTCAACCGCGCCCTGCTCGGCCCTGGCCCGGTCTATGCCCGCTGCGCCGACCCCCTGGCCAGCGTCACCGTCGCCCTGACCGCCTGGACGCCGGCCTAAGCATGCCCGGCCCCGCCCTGAGTCGCCCGCGGCCTACGCCGGTGGTGCGCAGCGTCCCGCCCCGTGGCGCCGCGCCCATCGTGCGCCCGCGCCCGCGGCGGGTGGCGGTGCCCCTGAGCGGCCCGGCGGCCGCGGAGCGGGCCGGCCTGGTCGCGCCCCTGGCCCAATTGCGCGCCCGCTGCCAGGGCCGGACGGTCTTCGTCCTGGCCTCCGGTCCCAGCCTGACCCCGGCCGATGTCGCCCGGGTGCGTGCCACCGGCTGGCCGGTACTGGTCACCAACACCAGTTTCCGCCTGGCCCCCTGGGCCGACGCCCTCTTTGCCCAGGACCGCAAATGGATTGCGCACTATCGCGCCGAAGTGGCGGCCGACTTTAAGGGCCTAGTCTTCAGCGGCCAGCCGGTCAGCGGCCCCCAGGGTGCCGGCCTGCGCGTCACCAACCTGCGCCACCTCGGCATCGACACCTACCGCAACTCCGGCGCCGGGGCCATCGCTTTGGCCATCCACGCCGGCGCCGCGCGGGTGGTCTGCCTGGGGCTGGACGGCCAGCCCGCCGCCGATGGCGCACGCCACTGGCATGGCGCTCACCCCGCCGGCCTGGGCAATGCCGTCTCCATGCCCCTGTGGGGCGAGCGCCTGGCCCAATGCGCCGCCTTCGCCGCCCGGCGCGGCGTGCCGGTGGTCAATGCCAGCCGTGCCACGGCCCTGACCTGCTTCCCGCGCCTGGCCCTGGAGGCCGTGTTGCCGGCGGGGGAGGGCGCGGCGTGAGGTTCCTGCTGGCCGCCAAGCATCCCCCCGGCGGGCGCCTGCCGATCGGCGGGGTCCAGTCCTGGTGCCTGACCATGGCGGCCGCCCTAAGCGAGCTGGGCCACGAGGTGACCTGCTGGGGCCCGGAATGGCCGCTGCCGGACGGTCCTTTTGACGCCGGCATCTTCGCCCATTGGGCGGACACCGCCGCCGCCTGGCCACTGTGCGGACGCGGCCTGCGCCTCAGTCACGGCCTCATCGCCGCCGAGGCCCTGCCGCCGCGGGCCGGTTATGAGGATCTCTACACCGCCGAGGAGGTCCGCGCCCACTGGGGCGGACAAGGGGCGCTGCTGCGCCAACCGATCGACCTGGAGTTCTGGTCGCCGGTCCCGGTCACGCCACATCCGCGGCTGGTGCGCTTCGGCTATTACGGCGGTCTGGCCTGGCTGCCCAAGCTGGCCCAATCCCTGGGGCTGGACTTCGCCCATCTCCGGGAAGACAGCCCCGCCACCTGCCGCGACCAGATCCGCCACGCCGCCGTGGTCGTGGCCAGCGGCCGCGCCGCCCTGGAGGCCATGGCCTGCGGCGTGCCGGTGGTCCTGGCCGACGAGCGCCCCTACCAGGGGCCGCTGCTGGACCCGGACCCGGTCGGCGCCATGACCCGCAACTATTCCGGCCGCGGCGGGGTCAAGGCCACCCCGGAGGCCCTGAGCGCCGCCCTCGCCGCCGCCCAGGCGCGCGGCAGCCTACGTCCCCACGTGGTCTGGCATCATGACGCCCGGCAGATCGCCCGGGAGGTCTTATGCCGCCTGACCTGACCCTGCTCACCGTCACCGGCGCCCGCCCCCTGGCCTGGTCCCTGTGCCAGCGCTGGCTGGGACGCCAGGACTACCCTGGCAGAGTCCATTGGCTGATCGTCGATGACGGCCCCACGCCCCAGCCCCTGGCCCCCCTGCCCGCCGGCTGGACGCGCGAGGTGCTGCGCCCGACGCCCTTGTGGCGACCGGGTCACAATACCCAACACCGCAACCTACTGGCCGGCCTGGATCGCCATGGCCGCCACGGCGGCCCCCTGGTCGTCATTGAGGACGATGACTGGTACGGCCCGCAGTGGCTCAGCCAGTGCGCCGCCGCCCTGACCCAGGCCGAGCTGGTGGGGCAGGCGCCCAATGCCTATTACCACGTGCCTAGCCGCCGCTATCACCAGTTTGGAAACAGCCGCCATGCCAGCCTGTGCGCCACCGCACTGCGCGACCGCGCCTTGGCGGATTGCCGCCGCGCCTGCCAGGAGCGGCCCAAATACGTGGACCTCAACCTGTGGCGCGCCTTTCGCGGTCCCGTCCACCTCTTTCCCTCTCGCCAGGTCTTGGGCATCAAGGGCCTGCCCGGCCGGGCCGGCATCGGTGGCCACGAGCCGCGCGGCTATGACCCGGACCCGGAGGGCGCCTGGCTCACCGCCTGGATCGGCGCCGAGGCCGACGCCTATCTGGGCGGCCTAGCGGCCGTCCAGACGCCACCGCCGCCCATGTCAGACCGGCCCGAGCGCCAGGGACCGCGCCTGCTGCGGCCCCGCCTGCTGCGCCCGGCCGGACTACCGTCACGCCAGCGTGTGGGCGCATGAGCAGCTTCACTGACGCCTTCACCCCCCTCTACGCCGCCGGCTTCCCCGGGGTGGTGGAGGTGCTGTTGCCAGTGTCCGCCAGCAGCAGCAGCGAGGGCGACAGCGAGGGCCTGGTGATCACGGCCCAGTACTGGAGCGAGCCCGCCATGGATGCCGAGGGCTTCATCGCCCTGCACGCCACCCGCCAGCGCCTGCAAGCCCCGACCGCGCGCTTTGGTGCCCTGCGCCGCGGGGACCAGGTGACCGTGGCCGGCAAGGTTTATCACTGCGTCACCGGACCCGTGGACGATGGCCATGGGGTTGCGGACGTTTACCTGGAGCCCGTCGCCTAATGCCCCGCCTCACCCGCCTCCTGGCCATCACCCGCCCGACCTGGCTGCCGTGGGCGGAACGCCGCGAACAACAGACCGCGCAAGGCAAACTGCTGCTCGAAACGGGCCAGGCGTTTTTGCTGGAGTCCAGCCCGGATAACGCGGGCAACCCTGAATACCTGCTGATCGAATGAGGGCCTGAGCCGTGCCTGATCTGAAAATCTCCCAGCTCCCCGCCGCCAGCGCCCTGGCCGGGACCGAGGCCCTGCCCGTCGTGCAGGAGGGCGCCAACAAGCGCGCCACCCCCGCCGCCATCAAGTCCTTCATCGGCGACGCCGCTCCCACCGGCGCCAATCAAAACGACGGCCTGCTGACCCATGAGGACAAGGCCAAGCTAGACGGCATTGAAGCGGGGGCGGATGTCACCGACGCGACTAACGTCGCTGCCGCCGGGGCCGTAATGACGGCTGACGTGGACGATAGCCCGGTGGACGGAGCCACGACCGCGCCGATCTCCAGCAATTGGGCTTATGACCACGCCGCCGCGACGGCGGCTCACGGGGTCTCCGGGTCGGTGGTGGGTACCACCGACCAACAGACGTTGACCAACAAAACCCTGACCGACCCAACCATTATCGGTGCAATCACCGAAGACATCTATGCCATCACCGACGGCGCGGCGTTCGAGATCGACCCCGGCAACGGCACGATTCAAACCATTACCCTCGGCGCCAGCCGTACACCCAAGGCCACTAATTTTGCGGCGGGGGAAAGCGTAACGCTCATGGTGCTGGATGGCTCAACCTATACACTGACGTGGACTGATGCGACTTTTGGCGGGTCCGGTGTGGTCTGGGTCGGCGGAACCGCACCAACGCTGGATACTACCAAGTACACGGTCGTTGAGCTGTGGAAGGTCGGTAGCCAGGTGTACGGCGCACTGGTGGGAGCGGCGTGATGTTGCATCACCGCCTCCGTGCCGCTAGACGCAAGGCCAGTATTACTTTTGTAGACGCCGGGGCTACCAGCGGCGGCGCCAACCCAACGGTGGATGTGCCAACCGCCGATCTACAGGCGGGAGACCTGCTGGTGCTGTGCGTTTCCGTGGCATCAACAGCGCCCTCCACGCCCAGCGGGTGGACCTTGGTAGCCGCCAACGAGGCGCGGAATATTGCCAGGAGTTATCTCTATACCAAGGTGGCTGCGGGCACGGAAACCGATTTCACCTTGTCTTCTAGCCGGACAGAAACACAGTGCGGCGTGGTGCATTACCGACCGGTCAACGGCACCCTAAACACGGCCTACGCCGTCAACAACGGTTCATCCACGACGGCGAGCACTACCAGTCAGACTATCGCCACGCTGCCAGCCTTGGTCGTCAGCCATTTCTGCGCCCGCCAACGCAGCACCAACATCGGCACCGTCAGCGGCACCAACGACCGCTTACTAGGTACTACGAGCTACACCCTGCTGCGCGTGGTGGATGAATTTCCCACCGCGACCGGGGCCTCCGGTGTCCGGTCAGCTACCGTTAGTGAAGAAGCCTGGTCCACTATCGCCGCTTGTTTCACCCTGAGCTAATGCTATGTACTTACGCTTACCAAATCAGTACCCCTACCCGCTGGACCAACTCCGACGGGACTATCCCAACACCAGCTTTCCCAATGCGTTGTCCGTAGCCCTGTTGGCGGAGTTTGGCATTTACCCCGTGACGCCAACGGCTCCGCCTGAGTACGACGCCGCGAGTCAGATCGTCGAAGAGGCCGCTCTCGTCCAGATCGACGGGGCTTGGACGCAGCAGTGGGCCGTGCGCGATCTGACGCCGGAGGAACTGAAAGCCCGCGTGCCCACCGTGGTGACGATGCGTCAGGCGCGGCTGGCTCTGCTTCAGGCCGGGCTGTTATCTCAGGTTGAAGCCGCCATCGCGGCAATTGAAGATGCTGGTCTACGCCAAGCTGTCCAGATCGAATGGGAATACGCCGCCGAGGTTAACCGGGAGCACCCCTGGGTGCAGAGCCTGGCGACGGCCCTGGGCCTGACCGAGAAGCAACTGGACGACCTGTTCAACTTAGCCGCTACCTTGTGGGGTTAGTCATGAGTCCATTTTTTCTCAGCCCAACGACCGCCATCATCAACGTCCTCCTTCCGACGCTGATGTCGCTCATCCCCGACGACATCATGGCCACAGCCATGGACAAGCTGCTCGACAGTATCGAGGACGCCATTGCCAAGTCGCCAACAGCGGTGGATGACGCAATTGTATTGCCGGTTATCTTCGCCCTGCGCCAAAAGCTCAACGTGCCTGACAACGACTGAGATCGATCGATCGTGACCGATGCGCTTCCCGCCGCGATCCATGCTATCCCCGACCACGGCGATCCGTACATCGCTGCTGCAAAATGGTTTGGCCTGGTCGTGGCTGCGCTCCTGGTGGGCGCGTCGCGGATCATGCTCTATTTGCGAAAATATCACGTTGATAGAGTTGCGAATACGCGAGACGCTGCCCAGGCCGAGGTCTATGAAACCCTGCGCCAGCAGATCCGCGATCATGGTGAGCAGATTCACCGGCTGTCTGAGGAGCGCGGTGCCTTACAAGCCGAGTCCATGGCCTTGCTGGCGCGGGTTGCCGAATTGGAGGCCAATGAGCATCTGGTCAGGCGTCTAAAGGCGCAGCTGGATGAATCTGATAAACTCAATCAGCGGCTCAAAGACAAGCTCGACGCCAAGGATAAGCTCAGCGAGCAATTGGCAAACGAAAATAGGCAATTGGTGGCCGAGATCCTCAGTCTCAAAGATCGCGTCCATGAGCTTGAGTTGCGCTTAGCCCGCGATGAAAATCTGATGGATAGGAAACTGCTGGCAACGCACATGACGCACGATGGAGCTTTTACCTGATGGACTTTGAGCAGGCATTGGCTTTCATTCTATCGGTCGAGGGTGGTTATGCCAACGAAGTTGATGATCCCGAGACGATGTACGGCATCACCCGCCAAGTTGCTTTGCACTACGGCTATCGCGGCTCCATGCGCCTGATACCGATGGCGCTGGTGCGCAAAATCTACCGCCAAGGCTACTGGGATCGCTGCCGCTGTGATGATCTGCCCTTTCATCCGTTGCGCCTGGTGGTGATGGATGCCGCCGTCAATTCCGGTCCTGGGCAAAGTATCAAGTGGCTCCAGGGGTCGCTCGGCGTGACCGTGGACGGGCTGATTGGCCCGCAGACGCTGGGTGTCCTGAATGGCATGACCCAGGCCGCTTTAACCGATTTAGCCGAGCGGCTGATCGAGACGCGGCTGGCGTTTTTGCAAAGCCTGAAGAAATGGAAGAAGTACGGACGCGGCTGGACCAACCGCCTTAACCGCCTGCGCGAGGCCCTGGCATGATCGACGCCCTGCTCACCCACCTCGCCGCCGCCTGCCCCGGCTTCGCCGCGATCGAGGATGCCACCCGGCTGAATCCCCTGGAGCGCGACGACTACCCCGTCGTCACCCTCTACCTGTCCGCCGAGGCCCCCGACGAGCGCAGTCTGTGTGGCGCCGGCACCGCCCTGCGCACCTATGACTTGCTGCTGACCTGCCGCTCCGGCGACGAGCTGGAGACCGCCCGTGCCGCCCTCAAGGCCGCCATGCGCGGCTTCACCACCGTCGGCCTGGTGCGCAGCCCCCAATTCACCGGCGGTCATGTGGCCGCCCTCTCCGGGCCGCTGCTCCAGTGGCGCGATACCTGGACCCTGGCCGTGGCCGATGACTAAGCGCCCGGCCCTTTACCCTCACCGCTTCCCCCTCCCCACCACCGTCTGAGGCTAGACCCATGACCATCGCCATCCAATCCCAAGGCACCGAGTTGTCCGTCTCCGAGGACAACGGCAACACCTACACCGATCTCGGCTGCGTCATCGACGGCTTTAGCGGCCCCGGTGGCTCCAAGCCCGAGATCGATGTCACCACCCTCTGCTCCGCCGGCCAGGAGTTTATCGACGGCCTGCCGGACTATGGCTCGATCTCCTTCACCGGCTTGTACAACCCCAACAGCGAGGCCTGCCAGACCCTGCTGCGCCTTTACAAGGGCGGACGGTCCAACGTGGACTGGAAGATCACCTTCTCCGATGTCGGCGGCTCTACCTGGACATTTCAAGGCTATGTCTCTGAATTCGCCGTTAATTTTCAAAAAAACGAGGTGGTCCGGCTGTCCGGCGCCATCCGCGTCTCCGGGGACATCACCGAAGACGCCAACGGCTCCAGCCTGAGCTAAGGGAGTGCCCATGACCGACCCCTTGCACCCCGTCACTCCGGCCGCCGTCGGGGCGGAACCGTCCCTCAGCGCCTGGCTGACCGCCTCCCGGCGCGAGCCCCTGGAGCTGCCCGGCGCCCCGGCCCGGCTCTACGTGCGCGAGCTGGTGGCCGCCGACCTGCTGGCCATGCCCCAGGACCCCGAGGCCGGGCAACTGGCCATTGTCGCCGCCTGCTTGGTGGACGAGAGCGGCGCCGCCGTGCTCAACCGCGACCAGGCCGGGCAACTGCCGCGCGCTCACTACCAGGCCATCATTGAAGCGGTCAACCGCCTCAACGGCTGGGGGGCTGCCCAGGTCGAGGCCGCGGCGGGGGAATGATGGCCCAGCCCTTGCGCCAGCATGTCCACGCGCTGGCCGAGCGGCTGGGCTATACCGTGCGCGAGCTGGCCCAGCGCCTGACCCTCGCGGAACTGCGGGACTGGCTGGCCTACGATCGCCTGCGCCGGGGCGAGGGGCCCCAGGCGTCCGCCACCGGACCGTCCCTGCCGCCCGGCCCGCTCACTCCCGCCGCCGCCGCCCTGGCCTTGGGGGTGATCCCCAAGCGCAAGGGCGGGTGACGCCGATGACGCGCGTCGTGACGAGAGGGCGGAGCGCGATGCCGAGCGCCATGCCGAGCGTGATGAGCGCCGTACCGAGACGCCCATCGCCGCGCCGCGCGTGTTGAGTGCCTTGCCGAACGCCTTACCGAGAGACCCCTGAGTGATGGCCGCCACCGATCTCAAGATCCGCATCAGTGCCGACAGTGCCGGCGCCAAGGCCGCCTTTGACAGCGTCAAGCGCAACATGGCCGACCTGGACCGCCAGGCCAAGTCGGTACGCGATGGTTTGTCCGGCCTGGGCACCTCGCTCAAGGGCTTCGCCGCCGGCTTCGTCGGGCTGGAGGGGGTCAAGTCGGCCCTGACTACCTTCATCCGCGTCAACGCCGAGACCGACAAGCTGCGCGCCAACCTGGTGACGGCCACCGGATCGGTGGAGGCGGCGGGGAAGGCCTGGGACGACCTGGCCAAGTTCGCCGCCACGACCCCTTATGCCGTCAACGAGGTGGTGGACGCCTTCATCAAGCTGCGCAACTACGGCCTGAACCCCACAAAGGAGACGATGATCGCCTACGGCAACATCGCCTCCAGCATGGGCAAGACGCTCATGCAATGGGCTGATGCCGTGGGCGATGCCGTCACGGGCCAGTTCGATCGCTTGCCGGAATTTGGCATCAAGGCCAGCAAGGAAGGCGAGCGCATCACCTTTGTCTTTCGCGGGGTGGCGACCGAGGTCGGCAACAACGCGGCAGAAATTGAGCAGTATCTACGTCGTCTGGGTGAAGTGGAGTTTGCTGGCTCCATGGAACGGCAGACCAAGACCCTGGGGGCCAGCGTGGACCGGCTGGTTGAGGCCTGGGACAACGGCTGGCGGCGGATGGGTGATACTGGACTGACCGCCGGTGCCATTTCACTGATCGATCAGCTATCAGACAAAATCGATGAAGCCAGCGGTGTTTGGGCGGATCGCTTTAAGAAGATCAGTAACGCCAGCCAAGGGTTAGGCTATCAATTATTTGGTCAGCCCACTGAAGAGCTGAAAGCCCTCAATGAGGCCATCGCGGTTGCCAAGGCTGAATCCGATAAAGCGCTGGCCGAATTGAAACGCGCTAATGAAGTTGTCGCTACAGCCAGCGCGAAGGGAAAATCCGGAAAAGTCGCGTCATTCTTTTTCGAGGACGCGGTTCAAGCGGACAAGGAATTATTCGCCCTGGAAGAGCGCCGCGCCGCCCTCATCAAACAGATTGCCGCCGAGGCCGCCGCCGATTATGAAAGCCGCCTGGCCCGCGAGCAGGAATTGCAAAACGCCCGCGACCTGGTCGGCAAAGGCTGGACCGAGGCGCCGCCGGTGATTGAGTTCAAGATTGACCCCAAGCTGGATAAAGTCGATCCGGAGCTGGCGACCAATATCACCTTGCTGCTGGAGCGTGCCGCCGCAGAAGGCATCAAGCTCGGGATAACTTCAGGTTTTCGTGACCCTAAAGCGGCCGAAAATTGGCAGCGTTATTATGACGCAATCAAGAAATATGGCAGCGTCGCTGAAGCGCGGAAGTACGTCGCACCGCCGGATATCTCTATGCACGGCAAAGGGATCGCGGTGGATGTTCAGATACGCGGCGTCCTCAACGAGGACGATATCAAGGCCAAAATGCAGCGCGTAGGCGAGCTGGCGAAGGAACTTAATCTTATAGCGCCAGTAGCTACCGAAAACTGGGGTAATCCTAAGGACGGCATGGTTCACATCCAACTGGCGGAAGACAAGGAGCGCGAATCCAAAACCACCCGCGGCCTGGGCGCTGCGCAAAAGGAATACAACGCCGCCCTGGCCGAGGGCGCCAGGATCTATGAGCAGACCCGCACCCCGGTGGAGGCCCTGGCGATCCGGCTTAAGGAGTTGGAGGGCCTTTATGCGGCCGGGGCGATCCAGGACCAGGAGACCTATTACCGGGCCGTGGCCCAGGCGCAGGCCGATTTTGCCGAGGGGGTGGCGCGGTTGCAGGGCGATCTGGAAAAAACCCAGACCCCGGCCCAGGCTCTGGAGCAGGCCATCGTCATGCTCAACGCCGCCTATCAGTCGGGCGCCCTGGGCATCGATGCCTACGTCCAGGCCGTGACCCGGGCTCAGGAGGCCTTTGCCCAATCCAGTCAGAAGCTCCAGAACGCCACCCAGGAATTGCCATCGTTGACCGATCGCCTCAACGATGCCGGCAAGGAGATGGGCCAATCCTTTGCTCAGGCCTTCGAGAACGCCGTCCTCGGCGCCGGCAAGCTGCAGGACATCCTGCAGGCCCTGTTGCGGGATATGGCGTCCGCGATCTTGCGTAAGACCGTGACCGATCCTCTGGCCAAAGCCTCGGGTGATTTCTTCTCCAAATATCTCGCTGAAATCTTCAAATTTTCTGCAGGCGGCATCATGACCGCCAACGGCCCCCTGGCCTTGCCGCGCTTCGCCATGGGCGGTGTCATGTCCGCCGGCGGTCCCTTGCCGCTCAAGCGCTACGCCAGCGGTGGGGTGGCCAATTCCCCCCAACTGGCCCTGTTTGGCGAAGGCAGCATGAATGAGGCCTATGTGCCCCTGCCCGATGGCCGCTCCATCCCGGTCAGCTTCAAGGACACCCCCGACACCGCCAGCAAACCGCTTGAGATCACCGTCAAAAACCTCGCCGGCCAGTCCGCCAACGTCAGCCAGGATCAACAGGGCGGCCTGACCATCGAGATCGTCCGCGCCCAGCTCGCCAACGACATGCAGCGCGGCGGGGTGCCCTGGGTCAACAGCCTGGAGCGGCGCTATGGCATGACGCGGGGGCGCGGCTGATGGCCATCGGCGCCGACCTGCAAGCCCGCTACGCCACCGAGTGCGATGTCGATTGGGTGGATTGCCTGGCCATCACCCACCCGGCCATTGCGCCCCTCTATCTGTGCAACAGCCCGGATGCCATTCAAGGCGATCTAGGCGACGGACTGGTGACCTTCACCCCGGTGCCGTTTCAGATCAGCCTGCCGGCCCGCGACAACAATGGCCGCCAGGACATGAGCCTGGTGCTGTCCAACGTCGGCAGCGTCGGCCAGGCGGTGTTGGAGCAGGCCGTCACCCAGCCGGCGGAGCCGATCCAGGTCAGCTTTACCGTGTTCATCCGGGGGGACACCAGCCCGCAGATTGACCCACCGCTGACCCTGAGCATGACCGACATCGTGGTGACGACCACCACCATCACCGCTACCATCACCCGCTCCGACATCCTCAACCTGCCCTTCCCAAGGCAGGTCTATCGCCCTGACTGGTTCCCGGGCCTGGACCGCCGTTGATGAGCGATCGCCCACCTTTGGTCGCGCCCCCCCTGGCCGCCGCCCGCAACGAGCCGCCCGTGACCGCCGCCGTGCTGGCCCGCTGGCAGGCCATCTGCGCCCCCCAGGCCGCCGGCGGCTTCCTGGGCGCCCCCTTCCTCTGGGGCGCGCGCGGCCCGGACGCCTGGGATTGCTGGGGCCTGGTGGCCGCCGTCTCCGCCCGCCTGGGCCGCCCCCTACCGGACGATTGGGCCAGCCTGGACCCGCGCCATGCTAACGCCCTGGCCGCCTTCGCCACCCTGCCGGACCGTGCCGCCCGCCTGGCCTGGGCGCCGGTGGAGCGCCTGGCGCCGGGGGACGTGGTAACCCTCTCCAGTCATCGCCGCATCCACCATGCCGGCATCGCTTGTCCCTGGGGAGTGCTCCATGCCAGTCAAGGCTATGGCGTCATCATCCAGGGCCTGGGCGAACTGCGCCGCGCCGGCTATCGCCTGATCCAGGGGTACCGTTACCAGGGACCCGTCACCGCGCCCGAGGCCGTCCATGGGTAAGATCGTCATTCTCGACAACCCCCTGGACCCGATGCAGCGGCGCGAGTATCGCCACCAGGGGCCGCTGATCGATTGGCTGCTGGAACGCTATCCGCATGGCTTTGGACAGCCGCATGTGGCTAGCTTCAACGCCCAGCACCTAGCAGTGGCGGATTATGACCGCGAGCTGGGTGACCATGATGTGGTGGTGATTGGGTTGGCGCCGGCTTTTGAGATGGTCATTACCGCCATCATTGGCGCCCTGATTTCAACCGCAATTAACTATATTGCCACATCGATTTTTGGCAATCCCAAGGGATCTAAAACAGCCGGCGCAAGCCTGCCAGATCCATCCCCCACTTACAGCCTGTCGGTCCCTACTAACACCGCCCGCCTCGGCCAGCCCATCCCCGTCATCTATGGCCGGGTCATCAGTACCCCGGACCTGGCCAGCACGCCCTATTCCTGGTTTGAAGGCAATGAGATGTACGCGGGCCTGCTGTTCTGCCTCGGCCAGGGCTGGCATCAGGTCTCCGAGCTGCGGGTCAGCGATACCCCGGTGCAACAATTGGCCGATGGCACGGTCAGCTACCGCGTCTTCAGCCCGGACACCCATGGTCAAACCTTCGGCGTGATTCAGGGGGAGATGGGCTTTTACGAAAACGTCTATACCAGCCCCGAGGTGGCGGACCAGGAGCTGGACGCCGATCGCACCCCCGGGGGCTGGGACGGCCAATGTTATTGGGTCTATACCAACCGCATCGACTGCGCCACCTCGCAATTCGTCATCGATGCCGAGACCAATCAACCGGCCTATCTGTGCGACAACCTGCCGCTGGGGCCGGCCAATGCCTTGCCAGATGGGGTGGCTGTAGGACAAACCGTCACCATCACCAATGCCGGCCCCAACAACGGCACTTATACCATTGTTGACTTTTTAGAGCATGACCTCGGCGCCTGGGTCCAGCTCAGTCCGCCCCTGCAATGCGACGCGGCCGGCACCACCTTCAGCGTCGCCCAGGCCATGTTTTTTGAGCCGGTCTGCGTCGTAGATTGCCAGCTAACGGTGCGCCTCCGCGAGTGTGAGAGCGGCTCCTACCTGGGCGGCAATTGCAGCACACATCCGGTCACCGCCGACGACATCGGCGCCCAAGTGACGCTGACCTGGCAGGAAACCAACTACCTGGGCCAGCCCCTGATCACGCCGCGCAGCTTCACTGCCACCGGCACCTTAAGCACCGTGAACCGGGTCAACAGCTATTTCGAGCAATACGTCGCCCTGACCCTGGACGGCTATACCCTGACCGCCGGCCTGCCAGGCACCGAGCCACAATGGTGTCCCTATGCCGAGCATCCCGATTGCGTCTGGGTCGGGCCGGTGTCCGTCAACCTGGTGCATGTCTATGACCAGCCGCAAATCGCGTTTGAAAGCGGCAGCGGGGGCGGTGGCGAACTGCCGCCCTGCGGCGAGTACTCCATTGGCCCTTTCACCGCCTGCGCCCCGGGCTGGACCACGGAACGGTTGCAACTGGATATCGTCTTCCCCTACGGCCTGTATAAAGCCCAGCAGGACGGCAACGTCGGCAGCGAGTCCTGCACCATCCGCTTTACCGCCCACCAGATCGATGATGACGGCCTGGGCATTGGCGCCAGCTATGAGCGCGAGGATACCTTCAGCGCCGCCAGCAACAGCCCGCAACGCTATACCGTGACCTGGGACCTGCCCAAGGCCCGCTATTCGGTGTGCGCCCGTCGCCTGACCCCCAAATCGGAGCGGGCCATCGATATGAGCAATGCCCTGTGGACTGGCCTCAAGGCCGTCCTGGACAGCAAGGGCCAGGCCGTTTATGACCGCACCACCCTCATCGCCGTCAAAGCCAAGGCCACCAATGGCCTGGCCACCGATGCCCTGAACCGCTTCAGCGTCTCCTGCACCCGGATGATCCCGGACTACCAGGAGGAGGACCCCGACGCTAACCGCATCGCCAGCACCAGCCATGTCCAGGCCTTTTACGATGTCTATACCAACGGCTGGTATGGCGCCCAACGTCCGCGCACGGAAGTGGAGCTGGCGGACCTGGACGCGGTCGAGGCCCGCGTCTATTGCCGCAATGGCTTCAATGCCATCTTCGACCGCCAGGTCTCCGTCTGGGAGGCCCTGAGCCTGACCACCGCGGCCATTCACGCCTTCCCCGCCACCTCAGGCAGCCAGCTCACCATCGTGGAGGACATCGCCCGCGCCCAGGCCTCGCATTGCTTCAACGCCTCCAACATCGTGCAGGACAGCCTGCAACTGAGCTACAAGTTCAATGACCTGGGCTCACCGGACGGCATCGAGGTCGAGTACCGCGACCCGGACAGCTTCCAGCAGGCCTTCGAGTTGTACCCGGATGCCAGTCTGAGCCCCGAGAAGCTCAACCTGTTTGGCTGCACCAGCCAGTTGGAGGCCCGCCGCTATGCCCAGCGCATCTGGCGGCAGCGCCTCTATCGCCGCGAGTTCATCTCCTTTACCACGGAGCTGGAGGGCCACCTGCCACTGATTGGCGGCCTGATCAGCGTCGACCACCCCCTGCTGGCGGCCCCGGCCTGCTACATCGTCGGCGCCATCACGCCCGAGGACGAGGCCCGGGTCAAGGTCGAGGGGCATAAATACGTCCCGGCGGTCTATCGTGAGCGCCCTATCGTCAACCCCGGCGACCCGGACCCGGAGC